TAAGTAAATGACTTGCCCGAAAATATGCTACGGGTCTAAGAAACTTGCAAAGAAGTTTATGAAGCTATACAACAAAACTGAAAAGCTCGGCTTAACTGACGTTTACTTTTGCACTATTTGTAGTATGTGGCATACAACTTCCTTAGATAAGGAAAAGAATCGGGAGTATAATAGTAGGAAAGGTCAGTCCTGAATAAGCCTTACGCCTATCTGCCTTACAACCTCAACAGTAACCGCGTTGCCACATAGTTTATATCGCTGCGTCTTTGGAATTTCTTTTGTTACTCCATCGTAGTTGCCGAACTTAGTCCAGTTTTCAGGAAATCCCTGTAATCTTTCGCATTCTATTTCAGTAAGCCTACGGATTTTATTTTCGCTTTGCACAAGATTATCTTTCTGAACACTTGTAAGTGTATTTGTTGTGCCATTAAGATTTGGTTCCAAAAACTGCTCTGTTTTTTCGCCTGACTTTCTGCTCTTTGTGTTGTGTGGATTGCGCCCTCTACTCGCAACTATTACGGCTTGATTTGATTGCGTATCTAAAGTTTGCGCGATTCCTTTACCAACTCTTCCTCTGGGTGTTTTTGAATTAGGGTTTGATAGGTTTACAGAATCACCCTCATTAGCCTCGTCATATCCTTTTTTAGTGTTTGCCTGAATCAGTAAGTCTGCCTTATCTTTCATTATAGCCGGACTAATACCATCGGCATCGTAAACTCTATTCTGCTGATATGGTTGCTTCCCTCCGCTTTCCGTATTGGCGTTTATTTGAATCACAACCTGACCGCTACCATCGTTTCTTGCTCTTGCGGGGATTGTAGGAGTATTGTTCCCGTCATTTTCACGGAATCCTTTGCCGTCTTTATGGGTTCTTAGTGTGCCTGATACTATAAATGTATCATCGGCTTCCATTGCCCCACTTGATTTTAATGTTGATGCACAAGATTTGGTTTGTGACCGTCCTCCGATTGACTTTCCCGCTTCTGAATATACTTTACCATTTTCTCCGATAGGAAATACTCCTCTGAAACTTCTTCCTGCGGTTGCAAGATGTCCGATAAGGTATATCCGCTCTCTATTTTGGGGTAAAAACCATGCTGTATTAAGCAGTTGCCATTCAAGTCTATAACCCCCAATGTTGGCAAAGGCTTGGATGATTCCCCAAAAGTCTGCGCCATCGTTTGAGCTGAACGCTCCTTTAACGTTTTCCCAGATAAAAAAGTCAGGTCTGCATTCTTGGATAAGTCGTATGGCATGGAGAATAAGACTACTTCTTTGTCCGTCCATCCCAAGTCTGTTTCCAGCCAAACTAAAATCCTGGCAAGGACTTCCGAAGGTGATAATATTGGGGCGTTTAAGTTCTGCTCCCCGAACATCTGTAACTGACCCGATTGATTTTGCATTTGGAAAATTGTGTTTATAGTTAGCAATAGCGTGTTTATCTACTTCCGAAAAATAGTGTTCCGAAAAATTAAATCCAGCCTCATGTAATCCTTTGGCGAATCCTCCGATTCCCGAAAAAAGCTCAATTAATACCATTTTGTTCATTTTTTAATTAATAATACTTCCTCCCATACTTCTTCCGGTTATAATTCCTTACCTTTTCAATAGTTCGATAAACCGACATTTCGCACATACCAAATTTAAATCCAAGACTACGAACAGATTCTCCAAGTAAACTACGTTGCGTTATTTCAATTTCTTCTCTTGTAGGAAACTGATTAAACTGTTTTGAGTTGATATATACGCCTGTTGACTTAGCTTCCTTTTGTTTGCGTCTGTTGTAGTAGTTTGGCATGGTTAAAATGGGTCTTCATTAGAATATCTTGTCTGATAAAGGCTATGGTCGCTATCGTCAAATCTATTCCCTTCCCCAATAAACTTAGCCGTTATCCCGCCATTTACTCCTAATCTGTGCTTTGCAATTATGAACTCGGTGCAATTCTCCGTTGAACTGCCGTCCTCAAAAGTTCTTATCCCGTGAATCTCTGGCCTGAAAACGAAAATAATTATATCGGCATCCTGCTCTATTGCTCCGCCATCGCGTAAATCGGAAAGTTGTGGACGCTTAGAATCGCCTGACCGCTTCTCTATTTCTCTTGACATTTGAGAGCCTGCAATTACCGGTATACCCATATCAAGCGCAATATCCTTCAGCGAATTAGAAATAACGGTAATTTGGTCGTTTCTGGACGCTCCTTGAAGATATTTAGGTATAGATGCCCTCTGAATGTAATCGAAGAAAAACGCGCCTATACTCTCTTTCTTTTTCCATGTCTTAGCCACCGACTTCGATATTTCCGGTGTGCATGGTTTATCATAAACGTGAAGCCTGTAATTCGCCATCATTTTTTGGGTTTCCATCACCCTATCCCATTCCTCCGACCTCAAAGTTCCCATTCTTAATTTGTGAACCGGTATATCGGTATTCAGGGATAGTAGTTTTAAATTAAGCTGCTCTAACCTCATTTCAGCACTTACAAACCCAACCGGTATGCCTCTTTTCAAAATAGCGTCAGCAGATTGCAATAGGAATGAAGTCTTACCCTCCCCTGGTCTGCCTGATACTACGATTAAATCGGGGTCAGTCCATCCAAGTATCTTTCTATCCAAAGAATAAAGACCCGTAGGCAATCCGATGATATACTTTTCTTCATTCTGCTTGGACGCGGCCAGTTTCATCTGCTCAATCTGATTGTGTAGGACATTGTAAAAGTCCTGTTGCTGCGATGATTGAATTTCCCTTGTAATGCTATCAATGCCATTTGAAGCAACTTCCACCAACTCAAACGGATCCGTTGTATCTTCGTATGCCAATCGAATAACGTCCGATGATTTTGATATTAACTCCCTTGCTGCCCATTTCTCCTTAACAACCATGGCGTGATATTCAACGTGAGCCGATGAGCCGACTGAATTTGTTAATTGGGAAATGTAATACGGACCGCCTGAAGTATCGCAAGAACCATTTGACTTCAAGTCCTCGGTGACAGTCAGCATATCAATCGGGCTACTTTTCGCAAACAGCCTAATCATTGCGGAATAAATCAGTTGGTGAGCGTTTACGTAAAAGTGTTCCGGCTTTAGTATGGACGCGACTTCGGATATACAATCCTCTAGAAGTATAGCACCAAGAACGGCTTTCTCAAGGTCTTGTGACTGCGGAGGCAATTTCCCAAATTCTAAATCGTTAGAACTTCTAAGCAAAGACTTCCGCACTATTTTTAATTCTTCACTCATAATTCGGTCTTGATATTGATTGCGTAGGCTTATTTTGCGCTACTTCCTGTTTCTGAATATATTTCCCCTCCAAAACTTTCATGTAGTTCGTATCGTTTTCGATTAGAAAGTCAAAATTAAACCATGGCGATTCAAGGGCAAACTTCTGTTCTGATGCCTTTTTCAGTATCTCGGTGAAGTTAAAACTGTCCTCACTAGCCCTTGACTTTATTTTTTTCTTCCTTGTTTCTGTTACCGCTTTAACTTTTGCAGTTCCATACTTTTCACTAAACAGATTCCATAGGTCCGAATAAGGCTCGATGAATTGTGGCTTGTTGGATATTATAAACTCTGAAATTAGTTTGCTCGTCTTTTCAAGTTTAGAATATTCATCGGCTGTGCCGATAAGTGTCTTTTCTTTTATCTTATCTTCTCTTATCTTATCTGGTTGCTTACCATTTCCGATAGGGTGGCTTAAGGGTGGCTTAAGGGTGGCTTCTTTTTTAGCAAGCACCCCTTTCTTCCCCGCTTCAGAAAGCCTTGTCTTTGAGCGCATTATACTTTCCCATTGCTTGTCTAAAAACTCTATTGAAACGGAGCCTTCATTGTCACATTTGATAACTTTTTCAGCAATTAGCCTATTTATTTGGTCTGCTCCAAACTTTCTTATCAGTTGGTCCTTGTTCGATTCACACCTTCTTTCCCAATAAATAGCGCATACGTTTATGAATACACCCTGCTCCTCGTATGAGCAAAACTGAATAGTTCCAGTAAGGTATTGTGATGTTTCAAATTGAAAATACGGTAGTTCCTTAGCCATGTTCCCCAAATTTAGTTTCGTCAAAAGTAGTGTCCTCTCTATTCCGAATAGCAACATTCTTTTTAATGCCAGATATTGCCTCATATAACCTTAGTTGTCTTTTGCCTAGCTCATATTGAGCCTGCTCCATCAATTCCTGCAAAGTAAAGTGGCAGTCCCGACAAAGGCAATATAATACTTCATTAGGGTATTCCCAGGCTCTGCGTCCTTTCAAATAAACGCCATGGTGGACTTCTAATAGCTTATGCTCGTCAGAACAATACTCGCATTTATTTCCGGCTAATTGAATAATCTCGTAACGCTTATCCCTCCATTGCGGAGTTTTTAAATCATCTTTATACGCCATACAAAAAGTTTGCCCCTACCGGTAACTGTCATGTGGCATAAGGCATCTGACCGCCTGTAACACAATCGAGCCACCGATAGGGGCTATTGTTAATATGGTTATTGAATTGAGCATTTGTCAGATTTTAATGCAGGTCAAACATAGCAAACTATTTTTAATTGCTGTGTTTATTTTCTGATTGACTTTTTAGTTCTTCGTAAATTCTGTTGATTGTCGGCTTAGTTCTTTCGGTATCATACGTAATCCACTCACCGCCATATCGGAAATGGTAAGCAACCAGATAAGATAAGAGAAGATAAGATAAAAGAAAAGACACTTATCGGCACAGCCGATGAATATTCTAAACTTGAAAAGACGAGCAAACTAATTTCAGAG